AATTATGTGGCGGTTCTGGGCGGGAAGCATGGAGTATTTTGCAATACTTACTTTGGACGGATCTGCCTTCCGGTGTGTTCTTGTAGTCCATGTTCTCCCTCCTTACTTGGCCTTGTGGCCGCCTATCTGCTGATTTCTATCTCTCATCGTTGCGCCATCCAGATAGTTGGTTCCTTTCAGAACGGCGTTTTTGCCGAACTTCTTCTTGAGTCCCAGCATCGCATTCTGCAGCTTTTTCTCTTTTTCCAGCTTAGTTGTGTCCGTGAATAGGTCGACTTGGAAGAAGCCCTCATCTTTGACCACACGGTTGGCGGCGATTGTGATCCGTCTTACCGTCAGTGTTTTATCAGCTATTCTCTCAAACAACTCAGTTGTGGCAGAGATCACGATGCTTCCGAGGTTGGTCGGATTATCCAGTTTTGTGCTGCCATGAGCACCTTTCGGAACAGTGCGGCCGTAGTGATCGATGTGTACCGGACCTCTGTACTTTCCGCTGTCGCAGTTTTCCCGATCATAACCCACATCCAGTGTCAGGCTGTCCGTAACCAGACCTTTGTCCGTCAACTGTAATACTAAGCTGTCGGCCATCTCCATGACAATGATTCTTGCTTTGTCATATGGGTAAGGGCAGGAGAGTACCTGACCTTCGGAGATGCTGTTGGTGCTGGGCTTGTAGGCTTTGATTTCTTTCATACCGCAGGGCTCCAGCCCCCAAGCATGGTCAATCAGCAGTTCGGCGTCAACACCGAATTCATTATATAAGATATCCTGATTGACGGTGCTGAAATATGCCAGCTCGCCCATTGTATGGATGCCATGCTTCTCTAGTCGCTTGACGGTACCGGGGCCAGTCATCCAGAAGTCTGTGAGAGGCTTGTGATCCCAGAGAAGATAGCGAAAGCTCTCTTCATCCAGTTTAGCGATGCGGACTCCGTCCTTGTCAGGCGCAGCATGTTTGGCAGTGATGTCCATTGCCAGCTTCGCCAGATATAGATTGGTACCAATCCCGGCGGTGGCAGTGATGCCGGTCGTATAAAGCACTTCCCGGATCATTGTCATGGCAAGGTCGTGTGCTGTCATATTATAGTGGGACAGGTACGAGGTGGCATCGATAAATACCTCGTCAATGGAATATACCACGATGTCCTCTGGCGCGATGTATTTCAGATAGATGCCGTAAATCTGCCGCGACACCTTTTCATAATACGCCATCCGAGGCGGTGCAACAAGGTAAGAGAGTTCGAGTGACGGGTCGGCGGCAAGGGATAAGGAATCATAGGAGGCAGAGGAGAAGGATGGTTTACCGTCCTTATACACAGCTTTTCTTAATCGTACCGCTTCCCTTAACCGATTCGCATTGACCTCCTTGACCTTCTGGACGACTTCAAACAGTCTGGCGCGACCCGGAATGCCATAGGCTTTCAGGGAAGGAGACACAGCGAGACAGATAGTTTTCTCAGTACGGGAGGAATCTGCCACGACCAGATTTGTGGTAAGTGGGTCGAGGTGGCGGGCGGCGCATTCTGCACTCGCGTAATAGCTTTTAAGATCTATTGCAAGATATGTGCGTTGCATCGTGTGGTTCCCTCCTCTCTATGTGCTCGTGTTATTTTCCAGTCCTTTCCACAAACCATCGGCCTAACCGACCGTTGAAGCGTGGATCAAGGCGCTCAAAGAACAGGTGCTTTTCCTGCCCCTGGATGAGCACGGTAAAACAGTCACCAGAGTAACCGTTATCAGCGGTTCCTGCAGGGCGGAAGTCACGCACTGTTTCGATTGGGAAGGTACGTCCATCCGACCATGTGATTGATGTCGGCTGCATGAAACCGGTTGGGTCGAATGTGGAATCGACTTTTACATAGATCTTTTCTTTATTCATGATGATCACCTCTTACAGCAATCCATACTTCTTCTTGAACTCCCGGACTTCCTGGGCTTTTACTTCTTCAAGCAGACGGATGTCATCATCAGCAGGAAGCTCCAGCGGACTTACCTTCCCGAGAACTTTGCCGACAATGGTAACATGATCGTCTTCAGACTTCTCACCGTAGGGGAGTGCCTTATTTAAAGAGTAGAGTTTGTGGTTCAGCATCTGCTTGATGACGGCACCATCTGCAGTAGAGCAGATAACAATATCGCCATCTTCAACAGACTGAGTATACTTTACATATACCAGATCACCATTATGATACTGTGGCTCCATACTTGCACCGGATACACGAATCAACGCATCAGCAGATTCGTTGTATCCGTTTTTCTTTATAAACATATACTCTGGTGGTGTGTCGATAAAAGCACAACCAGGACCAGCAGCGGCAGGAGTAGACTGCAACTCGGACAGAAAATAGTTCTCATCCAAGTATCTATCACGAGCATCTTGCTCTTCACCCATAACTGATTCAATCATCCGATCTACGATGCGCTGGCCGACGGGACTCAGTTTTCGGTACTGTCCGAACACGACTTTTTCGTGAGAAGTAAGCTGAGAACTGTTTGGTAGTCCGAATAGTTCATAAAGGGGGATGCCGAGCATACTGCAAAGAACCCGAATAGTTTCTACTTCCGGACGTGCACGATCATTTTCCCAGTTTGTAATGGTGTTACGTGATACACCCATGAGTTCTGCCAGCTCTGGCTGGCTCATTTCATTTTTATTTCTGTATTTACGGATAACGGCACCGAAAGCAAATTCGGCTTGTTCATTCTTTTCCGCCTGCGGAAGATAGACAACAGAGCTGGAAGCAGATGACCGTTTTACAGTTACTGAGGCTTTCTTTGATAGTTTAGCCATAGTGTTTCCTCCTTGGTCAGACTGTTCAGTGCTCAGTATCTGACAGCCTTATTATAGCACAACATTATTGTGCGTTCAAGAGAAACAAAATGGAAAACAGATAAAAGATATTGTGCTTTACTATTGAAATTGGTATCCATGCTGTGTATAATTGAGACAAAACGAATGTTCTGAGGGGTGATAGGATTGCACTATGAGATATTGGATACCGATGTAGGGCAGGGGGCCGGAGCAGTTGCAGTACCCGTAACGTACGGAAAAACGGTAGAGCGGACAGATATTTGCCAGCCATATTCTGTGGCAGAGGTACTGCAGAATGTTTTTCATGCGGATTTTCAGACGGTTTTAGAAAATTACGTGAGGACGGAGACAGAGCAGATTCAAGAAGCAGGAGTGTTGCCGGGTGCTGAGGGAATGAAGGTTCGGCTGTGGTCGTACTTAAAAACACTGTCAAAGCTACAGCAGCCAACAGACAGGACTGTGGTCGATGTGATATTGCAGAGTAGGTTAGAAGGACAGTATCAGGATGGCGAAACAAGATATGAGAGTGCAGATTTTCGGCTGAGATATATTTTCGATTTGCGAGTGTGCCACCAATGCTGCATTGGTCCGCTCGTCTGGGTATATAAAGATTGGGAAGATGACCCGGCACTATCAGGATTTGCATTTGATACTAATGACTATCTGCTACCGATTCTATATAACAGCGACTACGAGACGGTTGCCCATGCGATTCTGGATGATTTTTTCCCAGAGGCGAAGAGGGAGATCGGTGGGGATGCATCAGTAGTGAGCAGTGAGGAACTGGCAAGGCGGATGGGACTTCGGGTTTTGGATGTTCGCTTTGCAGACAAGACGGTGATGGGACAGCTTTACTACAACTACGGCGAAGCGCATCTGCTTGATGACAGTGGAAAAACTTATGCCCAGATAATCCGACCCGGAACGATTCTGGTCAATCAAGATAACTGCACAACTGCCGCAACACGAAATAGTACGATTGCACATGAATGCTGCCATATGTATTTGGACAGATGGTTCTTCCTGCTCCAGATGATGACAGGGAGAAAGTACACACCATATTCCAGTCGGCGCAGGGAGAACAGGCGATACCATCACAAGAATGATGCGCTCGATTGGATGGAGCTGCAGTGTGAAAAGCTTCCAGCGTATCTACTGCTTGAGCGAAATGATGTGATCGATTATGTCGAGGCCAGATTGAAGCAGTGCAATTGGAAAAAGACACCAGAGAATATTCGAGCCATTGTAGATGGGCTTGCAGAACGGTATGAAGTATCATATCAAATGGCAAAATACCGTATGATCGAGCTTGGATATTGCGAAGCCGGCGGTATCCGTAACTATGTGAATGATATGGTGATTCCAGATCACGGATGCACATGGCTGTGGCCGGCCAATATGACCTTTACGATTTCCGCAAAGGATGCAGCACTGCTGGCTGCTTCGGATAGCGAGTTCGAGCGAGTGATATGCAGTGGGAGATACCGGTACGTTGAGGGGCACTTCTGCTTAAATACAGATAAGTACATTCTACGGGATTACTATGGAAAACCACATCTTACCGTTTATACCCGGTGCCACATGGAAGAGTGCTGTCTTGGATTTACGGTCGGAGGAAGATATCGACGGACTGAATATGCTGTCAGCAAGGTGGCGCGAAACAAGACAGAGCCTGTTACGGATAAATACCGTGCGGCTTATAGGTTGGTGGCAGAGCCAGGAAGCTCAGAGTATGAGAAAGAAAACCAGGCGATGGTAGATGATGGGCTGTTGTGGCTGGAATTCTACAAAAACATTCCGGATGATTTTGCAGAGATGATAAAAGCAATTATGAAACGCAAAGGGATTACACAGGAAAATCTGTCCTTTGAATTGGGCGTAGACAGGAAGGCTCTCTTAAATTATCTGAATCAGGATCGCCCATCGGTTGCCCATGTGGTTGGAATCTGTGTGGCCTTGAAAGTGCCGTATTTCATCTCGATGGAGATTCTGGGGGCGGCCGGCATAAAACTGCGTTCGACAGAGCAGGATTTTCTGTATCGCCAATTTCTGCTGAACGCTGAGAATTTGACTGTGAGCAGATGCGAAGATATTTTGAAACAACATAATGAAAAACCGCTGTTCCGAGGAGAGCAGCGGTAAGGGAGACCGAGGTACCGTGAAAAGTATCTCGGTCTTTTTGTAGCAATTGCGAATGATAGAAAATGAATTGCGAGAACTTGCAATTTCAGACTTGACAACGAAATTGCAAGATGATAGAATGAGATTGCATAAAGATGAAATGGAGGCCAGACAAATGGAAGAAGGATTCGTTTATAAGAGGAAACCGCTTGACCCCAATCAGGAATTCGTGGTGGTCCGAGTTCCTGATAAGCTGGCTCTTGGTCAGCTTATAACAGAGATTAGGGGCGAAAGGACGATGGCTCAACTTGCAGAACAGTGCAACGTGAGTCCGTCGACTCTGTCACGAGCAGTCAATGGCAAAATGACAAAGCCGCTTTCCCAGGAATTGATAAAAGCTCTAGCTGCCAAATCAGATGATCCGTTTATGCTGGAACGATTGGTAAGGGCCAATGGCATGGCAGATGCTAAGACATGCGAAGAGCGGAAACAGATGGCACATGATAATCTGAGTCTGCGAGAAGAAAGGCTGAACACAGAGCGGAAAGTCAAAAATATCATCTCGACAGAACTTCTGAGAAGGGGTAAAAAAATCCAGTATATGGAGCGCCTTGAAATAAATGGCGAACGAAGATCACAATACGGTTTGAGATGGTTGAGCAGTTTTGCTTTAGTCATTGAAGACCCAAAACCATATATTTGGAACTTTGCGATAATTCCGTACACGATGGAAGAGCAGAATGGGCATAGACCGCCATTACCTTTTTATAATGCGAGGATAATGGAGAACCTTTCTGGACTTTTTCTGACAGATGCATGGGAGGCGGATTTATTTGCAACTGTAAAAAACAGTATTGTTTTTATAGATCCAGTACTGTTTACGATGAACGAAGATCGGTTTATCGGTCCGGAAATGAATAATGAGTTTTCGTTGCTTCTTCTTGATGCTGACACTGAAATTGTCAGATGCGAAACTTATTTTGTGCAAAAGGGAAATCCAGAGCATAAATCCATATTTGCGGAACCGGTGACAGATCAGAGTGAAGAAGATGATCCATGGGGAAGACCATTCGATACCATTTAATTTATCAGGAGGGGATTAATAAGTGACTAATAATGAGGTAGCATTGCGAACCCGTCGTAAAAAGGCGAGATATGGAACCAAAGTTGAGATTGCAGGGCAACCGCTGATGGTTGTAAAGTCTGGAAAAAAAGAGGATTTTATAACAGCGGAGGAGATAGTCGAGGATCTTTATGGCAAGCCCGTAGATCATATTGTATTCAAAGAAGTAGTGAGCTTCTAAAAATGTGAAACTAGGCGGTCACCCCTCCAGGAAGTAGACCGTCAGTTACAGAGTGAAGAATGAAATAACTGCTATAGAGCGCTGCCATTATGAGCACAGCCGAAGCAGAACAAAATGCAAACAGTAATTCCTATAGGGAAGAACAGTGCATGGAGTTTTGTCTCAGCTGTGCTTTTTTATTTTTATAAAATTTTTCCTTTTTATGTGACAGCAGCAGTCACACAATAAACAGTCATTTTTTTTATGGCTAAAGGGGAGAAAACAGCGAAACCAGAAGGATATTACATATTTAGAGAGCTTACTCGGTGAGCGATTCTGGGACTGCTAGTGTCCTCGAATAAGAGTGGGCAATCTGATATCCTGAGTTCATCAAAACGCAGGTCATGAAACTACCTGAAAAATCAGTCGGGTTGGAAAGGAGGTGTAAGCGTGGTTGATATTCATAGCGAGGAGTACATCCTGGGTCAAAATATAAGAAAGTACAGACTGGAAAAAGGCTGGTCACAGAAGCAGCTGAGTGATGCCGTCGATATCGACCGCGCTGACATTTCCAAGTATGAGAATGGTACAAAAGGTGAAATGGGGTTCAAAACCCTAAAGAAGTTTGCATCCGCTCTGGATGTCAGCACAGATGACCTTCTGACGGAGAAAGAAAAAACAGTAGAGATCTCCGAAGAAATCGGAGTAGAATTTGCTAAATTGACGAAGGATGGGCAGATTACTATCCGAAACATGATGAAATTCCTTCAGTCGCAGCAGATGGCAGGATAACCGCATGGTCGAATGAGACTGTGCGGTATTTTTTTGCTTTTCTGCAAGAAGCAGATGAAAATGTGGCAAATTCGCCACATCAAGTGTGGTGGTCTCGCCATCTGCAAGCGCCTTTCAAACTGGTAGACTATAAACAGTTCAAGGGACAAGCCCACAGAACCACAGAGTATGAATCTGTCGGCACTCTCTCGGACAAATAAAAATATCGTAAGCCCGATTCTAGAGCAGGCGAAGGATACCATAGCAGAACCTCACAGTACAGCGATTTATTTGCTGGTGCTGGAGGTATGCGAATGGGATCACTCTACCTATCTCTGGAATCGGGCTTTTTGTGTTTCACAGCCTTGCCAGACGGTTTTGTGCCTCATCTGCGTCCTGCTTCGGTATCTTTCCCTCCCAGAAGTCCGGGGGAAAGGACAGAAAAATGATGAACATGATGACTGGAGCAGTAGCAATCAATGGTGGCGTAGGCGTGATGGAGGTTCGCCAGTCGATAGCAAAGAACGTGGCTCAGGCGGCAGAACAGATGGCAGCGGATCTTGCAGTGAATGCACATATCACTCTGCGTGAGCTGAAGACAAAGATCGATACCGTGGTGGAAAAGAAGCTCCCGACCTTTAAGACCCTTATGGAAAAGGAGCCGGTAGCAGTGGCGCAGACAATGGTAAATGGAGCAAAGCTGACTGCTTATGAGAATGGCTATGCGGTGTATGAGGTGGATGGCTCACATACGGTCATGGCGGTGGATCGCTGCAACGATTACCGTTATGACTTTACGGATGGAACCTACGAGGTGATCCCGGCTGAAACATTCGAGGATGTTGAATGGAGTGTCCGTCTGTTGATGGAAGGTGAGCGTCGGATGGAGCATAACCTGAATAAGCGTGTGGCAGATTCAGAAAATGTTTCCCTGGAATGTGACGGCTCTGACTGGTCTGCAGCCGTTATGGTGGATTTTCTGGATGAAGACAATGCCGAGATGCTGGCTGACAGGGAGCTTCGCCGTTTGTACGCGGCTATGAGCAAGCTCACTGAGCGTCAGACCGAGGTGATCCAGCTTTACTTCTATAAAGGCATGACGCTGCAGGAGATTGCAGAAGAGCTGGGGATAACAAAACCGGCTGTCCATTATGCGATGAAGGGTGCTCTCAAAAAAATGAGAAAAAGTTTTTGAAGAACTACTTAACTTTTGCCCCCAAACGGTGGTCTTTATGAGAGGGTCACCTCTCAAGTACATCGACAGGAGGAAAAACCTATGAATGCAGAACGCATGAATAAGGCAAATGCAACCGCCAAGATAGAAGGTTCTAAGGAGGCTCGTCCGCCCGGCGGTTTCCCGCTGGCATCAGCACCGAAGAAGATTTTTATCTGCTCGCCGTACCAACCGACGGCAAACGATCCGCCGTGCAGGAAGGCGCAGATGGAAGCAAACATCCAGCGGGCTAAGACAGCCTGCAGGATTCTTGCCACGATGGGAGTCCTGCCACTGGCTCCGCATCTGTATTTTACTCAGTTCTTAAAGGATGAGGATGCACAGGAGCGTGCAACAGGAATCCGATTTGGAATGGAGTGGCTGGAAGTAGCGGATGAAGTGTGGGTGTTCGGCGAAACCATATCCGAGGGGATGGCGGCGGAGATCAAGAGAGCACATGAGCTGAAGAAGCCCGTTTGCAACCTCCCGGAGCCGGGACGCATGGTCGAGCTGCTTTTGAAGAGGCTTTCCGAACAGTATCACATACCAATGGAAGATAAAACCGAAGAGCAGCAGGAAGCTGCAGAAAGTGAGGAAGACAATGGAGAATAAGAACGAGAAGAGCATGACTCTGGAGGAAATGATCAGTGAGATGCTGAAGAACGCCAAGGTGGTAAAAGTTCCGCTTCCTGCCAGGGCAGAGGAAGAAAAGGAAACTCAGAAGCAGGACAAGCCGATGCCGGCACGCTCGTCTGGTGTTCCGTTCCTTTCGCTCAACATCAAGAACCTGCATGTCCACATGGATGAGCGCATGACCTCTTACAACTACGGCTTCGGTCAGGAGCCGGATGCAGAGGCAGACGACCCGGCAGAGGACATCGACTTCGATGAGATGCTGGCTCGCATCCACAAGGAAACCGGTCTGTGTGAGAAGGTCATTCTGGCAGTTCTGAAGGCACAGGCCGATTATCTGGATGACCTGTGGGGGGATGAGGAAGAAACCGGAGAGGAGGCAAACGCATGATGGACGAACTGAATGCTTTGAACACTCCGAAAAAAGTCGTGGACGGTCTGGTCGAGGTCTTTGACGGGCTGGCGCAGATGTTTGCCGGCGTATCCGAGCAGCTGGATATGCTGGCGGCAAATGCAAAGACGGAGGACGAGCTGGAGCTTCCGGTGGCAGAGCAGCCGGTACTGCCTGTAACAGAAAAGAAAGGCCCGGCGGTTTCGCATCCCCGTAAGAAGCCGGTCAAGAAAACCAAAAAGGTGGAAGAGACGGCTACTTCGGCCATCGAGGAAACCGCAGAGGTGCCTGTGGTAGAAGATTCTGGCGAGGCAGAGGAAGCAGTGAACTCCGAGAGTTCAGAAACTGCAGAGAGTGAGCATCCGGTGGATGATGCGGATGCGCTGCCGTGGGAAGAAGATACCGGTCAGAAAGAAGCATCGTCCGACAAAACCGCTGGCAAGGATACACCTGCTGCAAAAGCAGAAACACGGTCTGCGGTGACGATCACCAAGGACGAGATCACGGCGGTCATTGTCGCCAAGATCAAGAAGAAGCGTGATAACAACGAGAAGATCGGTCAGCTTCTGAAGACCTATGGTGTGGCCCAGCTGTCTGACCTGCCTGCAGAGAAGTACGAAGCATTTCTGGCAGATGTCTCCCAGATTTAAGGGAGGTCATCATGCCGGAAGTACATGCAATCCTTTCTGCTTCCAGCTCGAAGAGGTGGCTGAATTGTACTCCATCTGCAAGGCTGGAGCAGAACTTTCCAAATGAATCCTCGGTGTATGCCGAGGAAGGAACTGCCGCCCATGCGCTGGGCGAATACAAGCTGCGGAAATATCTGCATGAACGGGTGAAGCGCCCAACCTCCGAGTACGAGGATGAGGAGATGGAAGCGAACACTGATATCTATGCGGAGTTCATCATTTCCACAGTGGAGCGTATCAAGGAGACCTGTCCGCATCCGCTGGTCATGGTGGAGGAGCGGCTGGATTACAGCTACCTGGTTCCGTCTGGCTTTGGTACCGGCGACTGCGTGATCATCGCAGACGGTACGCTTTATGTCATGGACTACAAGAACGGCAAGGGCGTGTTCGTAAACTGTGACCATAATCCGCAGATGATGCTGTACGCCCTGGGTGCTTACCACGCCTACGGATATCTGTACAGCATCAAAAAGGTGTCCATGACCATTATCCAGCCGAGACTGGAAAATATCTCAACGTTTGAATGCAGTGTGGAGGAACTGCTGGACTGGGCAGAGACCTATGTCAGACCAAGGGCAAAGCTGGCTTTTGAAGGAAAAGGCGAGCAGGTTCCCGGGGACTGGTGCCGGTTCTGCCGTGCCAGAACTTCCTGCAAAGCCTGCGCTGATGAAGCAATGGCTCTGGTGAAAGAAGAGTTTCTGGATCTGGATGCCGGTGTGCTGGAGGATGAAACCGAGGAAACGGATGCGACAGCATCCTTTGACCCGGACACCTCCGTGCCGACCTTCAAATCCCCGGCACTGCTTTCCAAGACAGACATTGAGAAGATGCTGCCGACCCTGAACCGTATCGAGTCCTGGATCGAAGCCATCTTTGCCTATGTCAGTTCGGAGGCCATCAATCATGGTGTCAGCTGGGATGGATATAAGGTGGTCGAGGGCAGGAGCAAGAGGCAGTTCCTTGATACGAAATCGGTGGTGGCTGCTGCAGAAAAGGCCGGATACACCGATATTTATAAGACGGAGCTGATCTCCCTGACAGCCTTTGAAAAGCTCATGGGGAAGAAAAAGTTCCAGGAGATTCTGGGAGAGTATGTGGTCAAGCCGCCCGGTAAGCTGGCACTTGTCCCGGATTCGGACCCCAGAGAGGCAGTCGATCTGCAGACTGCGGAAGATGAATTTGCTGTCCTCGACTGAGGGCAGCAGCAATACACAAAAACAGATTGATGGAGGATTTTTATTATGGCTAACAAGATTTCCAGTGCAACTAAGGTCGTGATTCCGTGCCGTATCTCTTTCGCAAACATTTTTGAAGCAAAGAGCATCAACGGCGGCGAGGCTAAGTATTCCGTTTCCTGCCTGATCCCGAAGGAGGACAAGAAGACCCTGCTGGCGATCCACAAGGCAGTGGAGGCAGCCAAGGAGGATGGCAAGACCCGTAAGTGGGGCGGTAAGATCCCGCCGAACCTGAAGCTGCCTCTGCGTGACGGTGACATCGACCGCCCGGATGACGAGAACTATCAGGAGCATTTCTTTGTGAATGCCTCCAGCAAGGATGCACCGCAGGTCGTGGACCGTCATGTCCAGCCTGTGACAGACCCGATGATGGTCTACTCCGGCTGCTACTGCAACGTCAGTGTGAACTTCTACGCTTTTAACGCCAATGGCAACCGCGGTGTGGCTGCCGGCTTGGGGAACGTACAGTTCGTCAAGGATGGTGACCGTCTGTCCGGCAAGGCATCGGCAGAGTCAGATTTTGATGCGCTGGACGATGAGGATGTTCTGGGCGGCGATGCCGGTGAGGAACTGCTGGATTACCTTCGCTAAGAGAAATACAGATAAGTAACCGTGCCGGGGGATGCCAGAGTGTCCTCCGGCTTTTTACATCGAATAGAGGTGAGATATTTGAAAGAAACGCTGATCGATATTGAGACCTACAGCGAGGTGGACATCGGAAAATGCGGCCTGTACCGCTATGCTACAGATCCCAGCTTTGAGATCCTGCTTATTGCCTGGGCGACCGATGAAGGGGACGGTTTTGGCGAGACCAGGTGTGCAGACCTTGCATCGGGAGAACCGCTCCCGGAAGAGCTGCTGGAGGATTTTCAGTCTGGAAATGTGCGGCTGATCGCCCACAATGCTTCCTTTGAGCGGGTCTGTTTTTCCGTGCATCTGCAAAGACATCTGCCGGGACAGTATCTGAAACCCGGAGAGTTCCTGTCGCCAGACAGCTGGATCTGCACGATGGTTATGGCGGCATCGTTGACTCTGCCAATGGCTCTAAAGGATGTTGGAGCCGTGCTGAAGACCAGCCAGCAGAAAGACAAGGAAGGCGAGCGGCTGATCAAGCTGTTTTCCATGCCCTGTAAGCCGACGAAAAGCAATGGGATGCGTACCCGGAATCTTCCGGAGCATTACCCAGCAGATTGGGAGAAGTTTAAGTATTACTGCATTCAGGATGTCAACACCGAGGTGGACATTTATAAGCGGCTGAAGAAATTCCCGATGCCGGTGCAGGAGTGGAAGCACTACCGGGTCAATGAGCGTATCAATGACCGGGGCGTAAAGATCGACACGGAGCTGGTGCAGCAGGCCATTGCCTGTGACCTGATGCTCTCGGACGCTATGAGTAAGAAAGCCTACGAACTGACCGGGCTTGAGAATCCCAACTCTGTGTCACAGCTGAAGTCATGGCTGGATGAACGGGGCATTCCAATGGACACGCTCGGAAAAAAGGATGTAGCACAGATGATCGATGAACTGGACAAGAACGGAGTGGATGCTGAGGCAATGGATATGCTGAAGCTCCGGCTCCAGATGGCAAAAAGCTCTGTGAAGAAATATCAGGCGGCAGAACGCTGTGTCTGCTCAGATGGCAGAGCAAGAGGTCTGTTCCAGTTCTATGGGGCCAGCCGCACAGGTCGGTATTCCGGCCGGAATATCCAGTTGCAGAATCTGCCGCAGAACCATATTTCCACGCTGGATGAGGCGAGGGAACTGGTGAAGCTGGGGTGTTTTGATATGGTCGAGACCATCTACGGCAACACCCCGGACGTGCTTTCACAGCTGATCCGAACCATGCTGATCCCAAAAGAAGGCTGTGAGTTCATCGTGGCTGATTTCTCTGCCATCGAAGCCCGTGTGCTTGCATGGGAAGCCGGGGAGGACTGGCGACTGGAAGCCTTTCTGGAAGGAAAGGACATCTACTGTGCCTCTGCCAGCCAGATGTTTCATGTGCCGGTGGTGAAGCACGGCATCAACGGGGAACTTCGGCAGAAAGGAAAGGTGGCAGAGCTGGCCTGTGGTTATGGTGGTTCTTCCGGTGCGCTCATCAGTATGGGTGCTCTGCAGATGGGCCTGAAAGAAGAGGAACTGCCGGAGATCATCGATTCCTGGCGGGAAGCCAATCCAAAGATCGTCCAGTATTGGTGGGATGTGGAAAAGGCGGCAACGCAGGCATTCAAGACCGGAAAGCGACAGGAGATCGGCAAGCTGGCATTTGAGTTTTATTCCGGTACGCTTTGGATGCTGCTTCCTTCTGGAAGAAAGCTGGCGTATCTGAAGCCGAGACTGCAGCCGAACCGCTTCGGAAGGATGAGCCTGACCTATGAAGGAGTGGGGCAAAACCACAAATGGGCCAGGCAGGAAACCTACTCCGGCCGGCTGGTGGAGAACGCAACCCAGGCCATCGCCCGTGACATTCTGGCAGAAGCAATGGCCCGGATGGAAGGCTATGGTCTGAATATCGTAGGTCACGTTCACGATGAAGTCATCATCGAAGCACCCAGGGATCAGTACACAGTGGATGAGGTCTGCAAGCTGATGTCTGTTAACCCGGAGTGGTGCAAAGACCTTCCTCTGAATGCTGCCGGATATAAGGGCAGCTATTACTTTAAGGATTAAAGGGGGAACGAGATGCCTCACGTTCTAAAAATGAAAGACGGAAAACTCCTTACACCCTTTGGCATCCGGGATCTGCTGGATGCGGTGCAGGACTATGCCGGAGAGGAACTCCGCCGGGAGATCGAGGAATATATCGAAACTAATGTGCAGGATATCGATGATTACGAAAAAGAGTACGACCGCATGGAACAGGAGAATGAACGCCTGGCTGACCATCAGCGGTCAGTCCTCTGTGACATCCGGGACGAGGTGGCTGCTCTGGACACACTCCTGCAGGATACCCGGCTGAACCGTAGACGTATGCAGGGTGCCGTTCGGATCATCCAGCAGATGATCAACCGGGAATTGTAAGCACTTGTAGTTATAAAAACACGGCGTTTTTGTCGGAAGGACACGGACGCATAAACAGGCGTATAAATATGCGCCGCAGATATAGAGAGGAAAATTGCTATGAAAACAGGAAGAAATTTGCAGGAAGTCCTGGTCGAACTGAACCGTCAGAATCAGGCAAAGCAGGATTTTATCAGCCCGGCGCAGGGAATGCGCCTCCGGGAGGATGGACAGACTTTTGAGATCAACCACCTTACCACCAGCCAGCAGGAGGTGTTTGGTACGACCTCCCTGTTCCATCGTCAGGTGGCATCAGCACTGGGTATCCCGGCCAAATACTATGATCTCATGCAGAAAGAAAAGCCGGAACTGCTGGCAGAGAATGTGAACAGCTGGTTTGCGGACAAGCCCAGCTCTTACATGGTCCGCTCTATGGATTACGGTGCCGGACAGGTAGCCCGTGCGCTGCTATCGGAACGCTATCGCCGTATTGACAACATGGAGATTGCCACATCCGTCTTGCCGCTGTTTGCAGGCAACGATCAGTACGAGGTCATGTCCTGTGAGGTAACGGAGAACCGTCTGTACCTCAAGGTGGTCAATCACCGTCTGGAGATGGAAGTCCGCAAGGGCGACATCGTCCAGGCTGGTGTGATGATCTCCAACTCCGAGGTCGGTCTGGGAGCTGTGTCGATTCAGCCGCTGGTATACCGTCTGGTCTGCACCAACGGCATGGTGGTCAATGACATGGGCGAACGCCGTCATCATGTGGGCCGGCAGGCAAAAGCAGTGGAGGATAGCTTTGCCCTGTATTCGGATGAGACGATGGAAGCAGAGGACAAGGCATTCCTGCTGAAACTCCGCGATACCACGATGGCTGCCATTGATGAGGCTCGCTTTTCCCAGGTGGTCGGTCGCCTGCAGGAATCTATGGCAGTGCCGATCACCGGCAGGGTACAGGATGTGGTGCAGCTGACTGCCCAGAGCTATGGCATCAATGCCGAGGAACAGGAAGGTATCCTCAAGTACCTCATTGAAGGCGGAGACCTTTCTCTGTACGGTCTGTCCAATGCGGTGACCCGTGCATCGCAGGATGTTGTTTCCTATGACCGTGCTACCACACTGGAGGGCATCGGCTGGCAGGTTGCCACGATGGAGCCGCAGCAGTGGAAGCAGATCAATCAGTGAGGTGACGGTATGGAAGATGTCATTCACTGGATTACAGAACGCAAAGAGGAAAGTGCTCCGAACAGGAAAGTCAGTCACAGCCACCCGGACCCGACTGCCAATGAAGCCATCGGCAATGTGGTTCGGGAAGAGCGCAGGAAGAAGCACCAGAAAAGGAAACACCCGAAAAGGGAATGCCAGGAAAAGAAACGTCCACGCATCGGTGTCTGGCGGGCAGAGGAGGCGAAGCCGGATGAGGGAGAATGAAGTCGAAAAGCAGTTTGTGGAAGCAGTCAGGGCCGCCGGTGGGCAGGCCCTTAAATTCACCAGTCAGAGCATGAACGGTGTGCCGGATCGACTGGTTTTGCTGCTCGGCGGCAAGTGTGCTTTTGTGGAACTGAAAGCTCCCGGCAAGCAGATGCGTATCCTTCAGAGAAAACGCAGACTGCAGCTGGAGGCACTGGGCTTCCCGGTATTCTGCGTAGACCGCCCGGAACAGATCCAGCCTGCTATCCATGCATTGCTTCGCTGGAAACCGGGCGAGCCTATCCCCCAGGGAATCGGGGCGAAGATTCCGGAGATGCCGGAAGTTACGCTGCCACAAGGAAATACACAAAGCGAGGAGCTGGAAACACGGGCACAGGATGCCGGGGAGGAGGTGATGCCCAAATGAAGTTCATTCCACATGATTATCAGAGCTACTGTACGGAGTATATCAAAACACACTCGGTCGCAGCCCTTTTTCTGGATATGGGCTTGGGTTAAGGAAAGACCGTTATCACATTGACGGCCATCAAAGACCTTATGCTGGAGACCTTCGAGGTCAGCAAGGTCCTGATCATTGCGCCGCTGCGTGTGGCCCGTGATACATGGCCGGCAGAGATCGAAAAGTGGGATCATCTGCAAGGTCTGGATATTTCTGTCATCGTAGGTGATACAAAGACCCGCATTGCAGCACTCCACCATCCGGCGATGATCTATGTCATCAACCGTGAAAATATCAAATGGCTGGTGGAGTATTATGAGAAAAACGGAATGCGCTGGGATTTTGGCATGGTCGTGATCGATGAGCTGTCATCGTTCAAGAACTACCAGTCCCAGCGTTTTAAATTCCTGCGGAAAGTCCGCCCGTATGTGAAACGATGGGTCGGATTGACCGGCACCCCTTCTTCCAATGGTCTCATGGATCTTTGGGCGGAGATCGGGATTCTGGATGGCGGGGAGCGGCTTGGCAAATTCATCGGCCGGTACAGGGAGGCTTATTTCAAGGCTTCTTCCATGAATCCTTCCACGGGTGTTGTGTTCCAATACAAGCCCAGAGAAGGAGCAGAGGAGCTGATCTACCAGCGGATCTCGGATATCACGATTTCTATGAAAGCACTGGATTACCTTCATATGCCGGACTGTATTCCAAGCCGGTATGAGGTGGAGATGAGGGCACCGGAGCGGGAACTCTACGATATGCTTCGGAAGGACCTGTTGATCCCGCTGAAAGATGGTGATATAGATGCTGCCAATGCTGCATCACTGACAGGAAAGCTGTTGCAGATGAGTAATGGTGCTGTCTATGACGAGAACGGCAAAGCGCGAGTCATCCATGACCACAAGCTGGAAGCTCTCGAAGACCTGATCGAAGCAGCCAACGGACAGCCAGTGCTAGTGGCCTACTGGTTCAAGCATGACCGCCAGCGCATTATGAAGCATCTGGCAAAGCAGAGGATTCCGGTACGGGATATCAAGAGCAGCACCGACATCAGGGACTGGAATGCCGGGAACATCCCGGTTGCCCTGATTCACCCGGCATCGGCCGGACACGGTTTGAACATCCAGCAAGGCGGACACATCCTGATCTGGTTTGGATTGACATGGAGCCTGGAATTGTATCAGCAGACCAATGCCAGACTCTGGCGGCAGGGGCAGACGGATGTGGTCACCATCCACCATATCATCACCAAGGACACGGTAGACGAGGATGTCATGGCGGCTTTGGAGCAGAAGGACATGACACAGGAAAAACTGATCTCAGCGGTCAAGGCACAGCTGGGGAGATAGGAGAGAATATGAAAAAGTATCTGTTTTTGAATGCAGAGGACCGCCGTCCGGCAGAGGAGAGCGATTATCGTTATAAAAAGTCCAAGCCGGTAACGGCAATGAAAGCCAAAAGAGATGAGGAGGGATTCTTCATCCCCTGGGCAATGTTTCGGCCGATTGGCGAAAAGGGACTTCTTTGTGAGCTCTTTGGTGCAAACCCGATCCGCAGGGCAGCAGACCTGCGGATGAACCGGGATCTTCTCATGAAGGAAGCCTATGAGCATGAAGTGGAACTTCTGATGTGCCATATCCGGGCAAGTGAGCTCTGGATGCAGCAGGAATTCTGTAAGGAAGAACAGGCTATTGAACTGTATCAGAAATCCAAGATCCAGAATATGCCCAAGCTCACCCCGGACGGAAAACGAAAGGTCCTGCTGGATGCACTCACATGGAAATACGACTGTGTCCAGCAGTACAAAAAGATCTGTTTTCAGTTTGCAGAGGCGGTCATTGCAAGGGAAAAGAGCCAGAATCTGGGGAATGCGAACCGGGAGCACTTTATCGAACAGTTCATCAAGAAAGCAAATGAACTGCCGGAAGCAAACCGCCGTTTGCTGGATCTTTTATATGAGACTGCGTGGCACACGATCTATGTTTTCAAGTACGGAACTGCTCCGGAGAAGGTGCCGGCACCCTGGTATGACAGGATGGGAGGCGTTGAAAAATGAGCAGAGTAAGAAGTGCTGCAAAAGTTGCTGTCAGTGAAAATACTGCCTGCTATGAGAACCTGGCAAATGCCATCATCCTGCAGGCGGTCAAGGATTATAAGTGGGCGCTTCACCGGCTGGATGTCAATCCAAAGAACCGGGATGCAATGCACGAGAAAGAAAGACTGGAACGATTCTTTCACTCTCCGTGGTATGAGACGCTTACGGATCTGGATGCGGACCGGCTGATCGAAGGGGTGAAGGAGCGGGTGCATCAGGAAGCAGCCAAGCGGAGAAAGAAGAAAGCCGCTGGGAAAGCACCAAGCTAAGTACCAATAGGATCGGTCAGAAAGGAGGACGAACAATGGCTGAGGAAAAGAATGTAGCATCTGCCAATGAACCTGGACAGGTGGATTGTCTGGAGCTGGTCAAAAAACTGGCCGATTCTTACCGCTGTTTGGTCCGCAGACGGGAGCTGCTCCGACAGCAGTATGAAGAATCCAAATCGTGGTTTTACACGAAAGAAGAGATCATCTATAAACTGTCACAGGGCGCACATGAGGAATCCGAACGGGTGCAGACAAGCGGACTGTCGAACCCGGTGGAGCGAACGGTCCTTAATTGCGATAAGGTGCTGGCATCCATGAACCGGGAAGTGCAGACACAGCGCACGGAGCAGTTTCTGGAACCTTACTATGAAGTCTGTGAGCAGATCGAACTCTTTGAAATCGGGCTTCGCAGTCTGCGTGGCCAGACCCGGCTTGTGGCGGAGCAGTTGTTTGTGGATGGGAAGAAGCAGTCGGAAATCACAGGGGCGGAGGGAAAATTGCTGACCCGGAGAACGGTAGTCCGGGAGAAAGAAAATGCCCTCATTGGAATGGCCGACACAATTGGCCGCTATCAGAGGAGGTGATACGGAATATGAAACAGGAAACAGCAGAGGATATGCTGGAGTTTGCAAAAGAAGTCTGCCAGAAATACAGCAGGGTAAAAACGCTGGCGGAGGAAACACAAATGCAGTGGAGGCAGGAACTTGAAATGGCTGCGGATTCTAAATATCCGGGTGAAAAGGAAATGTATGACCGGCAGGCAGAAGAAAGTCTTGCAAGGTATACAGCGGTAAGAGAGTGGCTTAAGCTGGCTGATGCAGCGGCGTTTCGGATCAGAGACAGTAAGGCACAGATCGTTGTGAGACAGCACTGTCTGGATCGGATTCCGCTGAAAGCGGTCGAATTTGAGAATGGAAAGCATATGGGAAAAACAGCCGTCTTTTATCATAAAAAAATCGGGCTGCAGCAGTTTTCAGAAGAGCTTTTCTCCAGCAAGGAGCAGATGCGGCAGCTGGAAAAAAAGTTCTGCAAAAACTGAACTTTACGAACGGAAACGAACCGTTTTTGAACTTTTCCTTCTTAACTGTACATCGGTTTTTTGCTATACTTTAAACTAGGAAAATAGGAAAACAAAGGCATAAAGATACTGGAAAGCATCCGGTGTTTTTATGCTTTTTTACATTTACGGTCGCTATGAGGATTCCATCTTCAGCGGCCTTTTTGCTATCAAACTGGAGGTGAGATCCCAATGGGGAGAAAGAAAAAGAATGCCCGGTCAGCAGCACATGGACGAAAGATCCACGTTAATAAATACATCAATCAACGAGGGAAGACCAAGAAAAGGGCAGTAGTATCCTGTCAGCCGGCACCTAATAGAGTGCCGATTCAGGAGATGCCGCTTACCAGATGGCCGGTACCAAAGATACCGAAGCAGTATGAGATCTGGTTTGCAGAACTGGGGAATCATTATGGTACCTCGGTGCAGAGCGGGAACCGCCCGGTGTTGGTTATCAGCAACGATATGGCAAACCGCAATTCTCCAATCATCACGGTAATCCCGATGAGTTCCAAGCTGAAGAAGCTGGAACTGCCGGTTCACATTCCGGTCACCGGGAGAGACTGCGAAATGCTCCGGGATGAGGGACTGGAAGAATCCATTCTGCTGGTGGAGCAGATCACGACCATTGACAAGATGGTCCTGTGTAACCGGCTCTGCCGTGTGACCTCGGCCAGGAAAAAGCAGGAGATCGAAGCTGCTGTTAAAAAGCAGTTTGCGATGCAGGCTTGTATGGGAAGGGAGGCGCAGGCATGATGGACATCAAGAACATTCCGGGCAAGTTGAAAACGACCTGCAGCTTCTGTGTCTGGAAGTTTGAAAAGCGCAATGGCCAGAAGACCAAGATGCCATTTAACCCGGCAACGGGGGAACGGGCGAGGATTAATGACCTGCGTACATTCTCAGATTTCAAGAATACCCTTGTCACCTATGCGATGGGCGGTTATGACGGTATCGGTATTGCTGTTGGCAACGGAATCGGAGCTTTTGATATCGACCACTGTATCCGGGAGGATGGTACGCTGAATGATACGGCGGATACCGTCCTTTCCATCTTTCCTACGGCTTACGTGGAAAAATCTCCGTCCGGCAAAGGACTGCGAGGTTTCTTCTGTGTGCCGGAAGACTACGTCTATGACAAGACGGTCTACTACATCAATAACCGCAGCAAGGGTCTGGAAGTGTATATGCCCGGTGCGACAAACCGCTTCGTCACAGTGACGGGAGATGTTTACCGCACAGGTGAGATCCCGAACGATGAAACCGCAATGACGACACTGTTGGACACGCTGATGAAGCGAAACAAGCAGGTGCAGCAGACCCATTTCCAGCACCATTCGTATCTGGATGATGATGCTGTTATCGCACACGCCAACGAAGCCAGCAACTCGGAAAAGTTCAAAAAACTCTTTGCCGGTGACTGGGAGGACCTCTACGGCAGCCAGTCGGATGCGGATATGGCATTGCTGTCGATCCTGGCATTCTGGTGTGGCTGTGATGAGGAGCAGATGGACCGTATTTTCCGTACTTCTGGTCTGATGCGTGACAAGTGGGACAGAAAACAGGCTGGTTCGACCTATGGTGCGATCTCTATCCGTAACACGGTCAATACCTGTGCGGCTGTCTATATGCCGGTCAACGCACAGGATATTGTGGATGAGGAGTTTTCCAAGCTGGATGAAGATGACTATATCGAGTTCCAGCCGGATCTCACCAAGATCACGGTCACGCTGGAAGAAATGGCTCCGCACACAAATTCCCGGTATGGTAGAAATGAGATCGGCATGGGCAATATGTTTGCGGATTATTTCAAGCAGATCGCCCGGTACAACAGTGAGCGTAAAGGCTGGTATGTCTATGACGGATCTGTCTGGCGGCCGGACAAAGGCAATCTCAAGGTATCGGAACTGGCAAAGCTGCTGGCGGACAAGCTGTATGTGTTTGCCCTGACGATTACCGAAGAGGATGCCAGAAAGCGGTTCATCGACCGTGTCCGAAAGCTGCAGCTGCGTAAGAACCGGGAAACGATGCTGAAAGATGCCATGTCCGTGTATCCGATCTCCATGCAGGCATTTGACAGGAACAAGTATTTCTTTAATTGCAAAAATGGAACGCTGGATATGCGGACACTGGAATTCAGGGAGCATCGGCCGGAGGATTATCTCACAATGGAATCCGGTATTACCTACGATCCGGATGCAGACTGTCCACGCTGGCACTCGTTTATCAAGGAGGTCATGTGTGGAGATGCAGATCTGGCAGACTTCCTTCAGCGTTCTTTGGGATACGCCCTGACAGGAGATACCTCGCAGGAGTGTATGTTTATCCTTTACGGTGCCACTTCCCGAAACGGCAAAGGCACTGCAATGGAAACCTTCCTGAAGATCATGGGCGACTACGGCAAAACCTCAAATCCGGATATGCTGGCAGCTAAATTCCGTGGTGGGAACACAGGCGGACCTTCGGAAGAAGTGGCTCGTCTGGTCGGCTCCAGATTTGTAAATATCTCTGAGCCGGAGAAGAAGATCACATTTAATGCAGCTCTCGTAAAAAGAATGACCGGCAACGATACCATCAATGCTCGATTCCTGAATGAGAACAGCTTTGATTTTGTGCCGGTGTTCAAGATTTTTATCAATACGAACTACCTGCCCAATGTCAATGATATGACCTTGTTCCAATCCGGCCGACTGAAGATCATCCCGTTCAACCGTCATTTTGAAGAGGGAGAACAAGACCAGGGGCTGAAAGGACAGTTTGCGAAGCCGGAGAACCTGTCAGGTATTTTTAACTGGTGTCTGGAAGGGTATAAAAAGTTTTGCCAGCGCGGTTTGGAACTTCCGCAGGCGGTCACGAAAGCCACGGAAGATTACAAGGATGATTCTGATCGGATCGGGCAGTTCATTGAGGCGTGGCTTGAAAAAGAGGAAGGGTCGGAACTTCGGACAGCGGCAGCATACCAGCTGTACACAAAGTGGTGTGAGGAGAACGGGTATTCCTCAGAGAACCAGAAGAACTTTAAAAATGCTATCGGTGTACATTTCAAAGTGGTCCGAAAGCGTCCCAAAGGCGGTGGCGGACAGACTACGCTGATCATGGACTGCAGGTTCAAGGAAGTGGAAGATGGAGCGGAAGACCTGACGGTACAGGATGCATATAAGCCAAAGGACAGTCTTTTGTGATCCTTTTTCTGATTTTGGGTGCTTTGTAGCATGTAGCTGGTTTGTAGCCGAGATTTCATAACCTTTTTTATTATTACTTTCTTTTATAGCTTTCTTATATAAAATTCAGCTACATGGTTGCTACATGCTACATGAGTTGAAAAGAAGAAAGGAAATTAAGAGAATGAACGGAAACCATGAATAGAGACAGGGCAGGCAGTTTTTGTGGGAGCCTATTTGTGGGCAAGGGCAAAGGCAGCCTGCTTTGTGATACAGGAAAAAGAGGACAGAACATGAGTAAAATTATCACCTGTGAACAGGTCAGCAATGGCCATCCCGATAAGATTTGTGATCAGATTGCAGATGCCATTGTGACCGACATTCTCCAGCATGACAAGAACGCCCGTGTGGCAATCGAGTGTCTGCTGAAAAAGAGCCAGCTTTTTATTGCCGGTGAGGTCACCACCGATTACCGGCCAAACTACAATCAGATTGTCCATGATGTGTTTAACCGCATCGGTGCTGAAAAGCTGGGATGGAACCTGACCGAGCTTCTCCGCATCGGCATTCTGGTGGACAAGCAGTCCCCGGATATTGCACTGGGTGTGGATAAGGGCGGTGCCGGTGACCAGGGCATCATGTATGGCTACGCCACCAACGAGACGGCAGAGCAGATGCCGATTCCCTACATGGTCGCCACCAAGTTCCTGCAACTGCTGAAGAACTATCCGTCTAAGATGTTCCGTGCAGATGCCAAGGCACAGGTCAGCTACGATTACGACACCGGCCGAATCACCACCTTCCTCTGCTCTGTGCAGCACAGCCCGGATGTGGAGGTCAGCGACTTCCGGCACATCATCGAATCCATGATGGTGCTGGCCGCCTGCGAGTACGGTCTGGATGGTGACTTCACGAAGCTGGTCAATCCGACCGGTCGATTCGTGCTGGGCGGCAGCTACGCCGACTGTGGTGTGACTGGCCGGAAGCTGGCGTGCGACACCTATGGCGGCATCGGTCGTATGGGTGGTGGTGCTCTGAGCGGCAAAGATCCAACCAAGGTGGACCGCTCCGCTGCATACATGGCGAGGAAGATTGCCAAGGACATCGTGCAGGCGGGCTACGCAGACAAGTGCGAAGTCCAGCTGGCCTACGCCATCGGCGTGGTACAGCCAGTGGGTGTGGCAGTGGAGTGCTTCGGTACGGAGCACCAGTCCCTTGACTTCATCGAAGCCTACGTCCATGACAGCTACGACCTGACCCCGCAGGGTATCATCAAGTGGCTGGGTCTGCTGGATGTAGACTACAACAAGGTCAGTGCTTACGGTCACTTCGGCAAGGCTGGCCTTCCGTGGGAGGACTGACCCATGCCGTACAGACCAAAGACACCATGCCATCATCCCGGCTGCCCGGAGCTGGTAGAACCCGGCCGGTTCTTCTGTGAGAAGCACCTGCCTCTCCACCCAGAAGCCACTCGGCCAGCAGCAAAGCGTGGATACAACAGACGGTGGCAGAAAGCCAGGAAGTCGTATCTCGAAGCACATCCACTCTGTGTGCAGTGTGCCAAGCAGGGTAAGTATGTCCGGGCAACGGTCGTGGATCACATCATTCCGCACCGTGGTGACCAGAACCTTTTCTGGGACCAAAATAATTGGCAGGCTCTCTGCAAGAACTGTCACGATAAGAAGACGCTGACCGAAGACATCAACCCGACCTACACCTACTGACACCCCGCCGGGGGCCGGGGTCACTTCTCTACGGTGAAGTCACACGGAGACCGGTGGCCCCTTTTCTGTGAAAAACCGCAAAATTGATAGGCCGGGGGTCAGAGGATTAACGGCGCAAAATGAAACAGGAAAATGTACAGGCATCGGAGCTTTCGTTCCGGTGCCATTCTTTTTCCCCGAAATGAACCAAAGTGTGTGAAACCTCTCGTAAACAGGGAGCTTTCGCACATTTTAGCTTGTTCCGGGAGGAGCAGGGGCGAGCGGGAATCGGCCGCCGCAACAACGATCCAACTTGGCGGGGCAGTGCCGATTTCCACTTCGCCGCTTTTCGCATGAATTATGAGATTTTTCTAAGAAACCGCCGAAGAAACGGCGAAAAATGAGAGTGAGGTGAGGGCAGATGGATGATTACACGGCTGAGATGATAAGGGACATGGCTTTTTCGTTCTGCCCTCAGTGCGGTACAGCCATTGTGCCGAATCATAAAGGCAGACCGAGAAAGTTCTGCTCACCGGAATGCCGGTCAAGGTGGAACAACACCCACCCAAAGCCGGAAAACTGGAGAACAGTGCGGTCAAAGATCTGTCCGGTGTGCGGCAGGGAGTTTTCCTACCGGCATCAGTACGGATTGGAACGAAAATATTGCAGTCGGGCTTGTGCCAACCGGGGCAGGAAGAAGGAGGCGAACAGGAGTGAGTAAGAAGATTATCGGTGTGTATCCGATGTTCAACACCGGGGGTATCTGTGTACATGCGATTGACGATGCGGAAGATAAGGTTCTGGCATCCGTGAACGGGGAAAACCCGGAGTGGTGCGAGATGGCTGAACAGCCGCAGGAAGATGGAGATGAAATGGAGTCGGGCTTTTTGTTCGGCTCCTTTTTCGTGCCGTTTTCAGGGGTCATTCGCATGGGAATCTGAATTAGGAGGAACCTACATGAAAGCGACTGCTGAACTGAAGATGCTGCCGGTGTCCGTACTCAAGCCGGCTGCATACAATCCCCGGAAAAAGCTGAAGCCGGGGGATAAAGAGTACGAGAAAATCAAGAACTCCATTACGGAGTTCGGCTTCGCAGATCCTTTGGTGGTCAATGCCGACATGACGATTATCGGTGGTCACCAGAGACTGACAGTAGCGATGGAGCTGGGCTACACCGAAGTGCCTTGTGCGGTGGTGGACATCGACAAGACCAGGGAGAAGGCCCTGAACATCGCACTCAACAAGATCACGGGTGCATGGGATGATTCTCTGCTGGCTGATCTTTTGAAGGACATTGAGGATTCCAACTTCGACCTCGGTAAGACAGGCTTTGACCCGCCTGAGATCGAGACGCTGTTCAACAAGGTCCACAGCAAAGAGGTCAAGGAAGATGACTTCGATGTGGAATCGGAGCTGAAGCAGCCGTGCTTCTCCAAAGAGGGCGACCTCTGGCATCTGGGTAAGCACATCGTTCTGTGCGGCGATTCCACCAAGCCAGAATGCTACGATACCCTGATGGACGGCACCAAGGCAAATCTGGTACTTTCCGATCCCCCTTATAACGTGGATGTGGAAGAAACGGCTGGCAAGATCCTGAACGACAACATGGGCGATTCGGAATTCTACCAGTTCCTGCTGGCAGCGTTCCAGCAGATGCACGGGCATCTGGCGGATGACGGCTCCATCTATATCTTCCATGCAGATACGGAAGGGCTGAACTTTAGAAAGGCATTCAAGGATGCAGGGTTCTACCTGTCCGGGTGCTGTATCTGGAAGAAGAATGCTCTGGTGCTGGGACGCAGTCCTTACCAGTGGCAGCACGAGCCGTGTCTTTACGGCTGGAAGCAGAAGGGGAAACACCAGTGGTATTCCGACCGGAAGCAGACGACCATCTGGGAGTATGACCGGCCGAAGTCCAACAAGGACCATCCGACCATGAAGCCCATCGGTCTGATGAGCTATCCGATCCGCAATTCAACCATGACCAACGGCATCGTCCTTGATCCGTTCCTTGGAAGCGGCTCGACCCTGATCGCCTGTGAAGAGACCGACCGTGTGTGCCGGGGTATCGAGCTGGACCCGAAGTTTGTGGATGTAATCGTGAAGCGGTACATCGAACACAATGATGGTCACTTCGATGATGTGTATGTCATCCGTGACGGCCAGAAACTGAAGTTCGAGGAAGTAGCGACCTTCGAGCCGGAAAGCGAGGATACCGATGCCTGATGTGAAATGCGTCCTCATCCACGACAACTTCCAGAACTTCAAGTCCTACAACATCCCCAAGGCACAGCTGGTGATCGCCGACATTCCGTATAACATCG